TCGATGCTCACTGGAATGCATTCAACGCTAGCGACTTCGGCGTCCCGCAGAATCGCTACCGTGTGTTTCTCGTAGCCTTGCGGCGCGGAGCAACAAGGGAACTGCGCTGGCCTGAGCCGGTTGGACAGCCGCCGACGGTTGGCGCGGCCATTGGCGACCTGATGGGCGCGCGCGGCTGGCAGCATGCGAAGGCATGGGCGGAGAAAGCATCAACCATTGCCCCGACGATCGTTGGTGGTTCGCACAAGCACGGCGGCCCCGATCTTGGGCCGACACGGGCGCGGCGGGAATGGGCGGCGCTCGGAGTTGATGGCCTTGGTCTGGCTGATGCACCGCCAGAGCCGGAGTTCGCTGGTATACCGCGCCTTACAGTGCCGATGGTGGCGAGGCTGCAAAGCTTCCCCGACGATTGGAAGTTTGTCGGAGCCAAGACAGCCGCATACCGGCAAGTCGGCAACGCGCTTCCGGTCGCGCTGGCTCACAAGGTATCGAGTGCGGTGCGCGCGTGTCTAGCGTAAAGAAAATATCCGGTATAGAGAAGATTCGGCAGTTCCTGCGTGCCAACGTCGGGCGCGTGATTGAGACCAAGGAACTGCAAAAGGCTTCCGGTGACGCGGGCCAGTATGGCCGTCGCGTGCGGAACTTGCGCGAGGACGAGGGCTGGAAAATCTTCACTCACAACGATGATAAGAACCTGAAGCCCGGCCAATATCGTGTAGAGGAAGCGCCAGCGCAGGGCAGTGTCACTATCGCCAGAAAAATTTCAGCACGGTTACGGGCAGCCGTTCTGGACCGAAACGGGTTTACGTGTCAATCTTGCGGGATAACGCCGGGAGAGCTTGACCCACATACGAACCGTCCGGCACGATTGCATATTGGTCACATCAAGGACAAGAACCTCGGCGGCAAGGACGAACTGACAAACCTACGGGCGCTTTGCTCAACCTGCAACCAGGGGGCGAAGAACATCACTACCGAAAAACCAACAGCGGTTTGGCTGCTGAGTCAGGTCAGGCGGGCCGGAATTGACGAACAACAGGCCGTATACGACTGGCTGCGCCGCAAGTTCAAGGAGTCAACATGATACGCGCTGGCGATGTTGTAAAACTCAAACCTGAATGGCAGGACAACGGCGACGACAAGATTGAGTGGCGCGCCGTGAGTGACGAGGAGAAAGGCCGTGTCGATATCTCGCCGCAACTTGGCCTGCCGATCAATCCGATTCAGACCGTAACCGTGGACATGATCGCATCGGGGTAACAATGCTGTCCGGCGAGCGCCGTAGCGCCAACATGCGCGCTATCCGCAGCCGCGACATGAAACCAGAGCTTGTGGTCCGCAGTGCCGCCCATTGTCTCGGCTACCGTTTCCGGCTGCATCGGCGTGACTTGCCTGGAAAACCGGACTTGGCCTTTGCCGGGCGGCGCAAGGTGATATTCGTTCACGGCTGTTTCTGGCATCAGCACGCCGGATGCATTGACGGCAGGATGCCACGCTCAAACCTCGATTACTGGACGCCCAAGCTGACACGCAATGTCGAGCGGGACGCGGAGCACATAGCCGCGCTCAAGACTGGTGGCTGGAAAGTGCTGGTGATCTGGGAATGCGAAACGAACAACGCCCCTAGGCTGGCCGCCCGCTTGCGGCGCTTCCTAGGTAGTTAAGTATGTAATTCCCATTTTTATATGCACGTTTTTTATGATCAGCCTCACATAAGCGAATACGCACGCCTCCGGCTACTTGGTCTACCAGGGGTCGTAGAGAAGGTGAACAAGCTCCGAGCAGGTCGGCAAGAACCTCCCCTGCCTCCAATCTAACGGCGTTCAATATTTGATCTTCAGTGACACATATGAGGTTAGCCACCCCCGATGAGCCAGAAGCCGAAGCCTGACCAGCCTCCGATGACCCTTGAGGAACTTGCTCGCCGGATGATGGCGATGCCCCACAAGGATCGGGCGGAACTTGTGAAGAAGAAGCCGAAACCTCGGCGCAAGAAGTAGCGTCATTTAGCTTTTGAATCATTTCCCTCTCCAAGTCGAGGGGAAACGATGGGTTTGTTACCCATACATTTCCCCTTATGTCACGAGCATTAATGGTGGGTACGGATGCCCTGATCGTAGCGACCGCCCACAAGCGCATCACCTACGCGGAGTTGACGGCATGACCGGGCCGCACGATTCATCCAAACCTCCGGGACAAATAACGGCCGCCAGAACAGCATGGCGGGCGTTCTCGTCGCGCTGCGGAATACATGAGCATGACCATACGCATCGAATTGCGTTTTTTGCTGGCGTGGCGTGGGCTGCTGCTCGCGTGACCACGGGTGCACAAGAAATGGCGAAGATCGCCGCTCAAGAGACGAAGATTGGACCGTCCGATGAGGAACAGAAATCATGAAAACGCCGAAAGCACTTGACCGAATCGTGGACGCAGTGCTGGCTTATCGTCCGAAGCCCAAGAGCAAGCCCGCGAAGAAACGCCAGCGCCGGCGCAATAAGATTCAGCGCAAGTCATCTATATAATTCCCTAATATTCCCTCCTCGATGGGTGCGGCTAGCGCCACTTCCGCGCCCGCTGGTCCGCCTTCTCCCTTCCGCGGCACTCATTGCAAAACTCGTAACTCTTCGGCTTGCTGTGCTTCTCGATGAACTCGACGCCGGCCAGAACCTGCCAGTGCTGGCACAGCGGGTGAAAATGCCACACGTCGGATTTGATGCGGCGGCGGTATTTCATGGTGGTGGGCTCCTCCTGTTTGCGGGAGAACACGAATTCACGCCCCCGGCGCTGGGGCAACAGCACGATGGTCATGGCTTGATACAACCCTGCAAAATAGCCTCCAGCCGGGCGATGTGTCCCTGCCGCTCGAGCCGGTCGCGGGCGATGGCCAGGATGAACGGGCCGTCCGGGAGCTTGGCTAGCTCGGCGTCGGTCGGGAAGGTGGCTTGCGGGATCTGATCGGCGGTCAGGCAGGGGACCGGGACTGGCACCCTTACCTCGGTGGGCACGGCTGGCAGGGTGCCGTTGCAGCCGGTGAGAGTCAAGCTTAGAATGATGGCGGTTGCTGCGGCGCGCTCGCGTGCGCGGGCATTGACGGCCAAACGATGAAGCGGGTGGACGCGGATAGCTGAGAAGATAGGTGACCGTGGCAACACGGCGGAATCCGAGACGCAGCGGTTATGCGCTGGCCTGCGACATGCGCGGTGTGTTTCATCGGGCGTTGAACTAGGACATCCCGAACTTAGCGTCAATGAGTCCAACCGGCAGGTGAAAATCCTGTCAGTAACCTTCATGGCCGCAGCCCCTCCCGAACGCTCTTGAGCGCCTCCCCAGCCGGACACGCCCAGACAGCCCTGAACTCGGCCTGTAAACGCGCCAAGCGCTCGCGCTCGGACTGAGTGGCTATGTGGGCCTTCGCTGCGGCCTGGGACGCTGCCTTAGCCCTATCCTGCGCGGCCTTTGCCTGCTTTTCCAGGCCCAGGACGGCATCGTTCTGGATGCGCACCTTTTCCAGGGTTTCCCCGTAGCGTTTTTCGCACTCGACCAAAGCGGTCTCAGCCTTAACAGCCCGCTCGATCGCGCTGTTGTATTTCCAGACTACCCCGCCAACCAGAGTAACCACGGAAAGCGCGGCCAGCCCCCACAGGATGAGGCTGATGGGTATCAGGCCGCGCTGGTTCACAGGCTTTCTTCCGCGTATTTCAGCAGCTTGTCCTGGAAGTTGTGCATCTTGCGCTGGAATCGCACAAGTTCCTTTTTGGTGATCCCGGTCGCGGTTGCGCCAGGGCCCGCTACGCCGTCGATATCACCGCTCAGTGTGATGGTGAGCGGGCCGTTTCCGCCGGTGATCTTCTTCAACTCCTTTTCGCACGAGTCCATGTATTCGCTGAGCCGGCCGACCTGCTCTGCGCTCACGTTCGGGAACTCCATCGACTCCTTGTGATACAACGAGCCATCCTCTTTCGTCACCGCAAAACTTCCAGTAAGGTTCGCCATTACATTTCTCCTTTAGAACAGGTTGTTTACAACACGAGCAACGCGCACCACTGCCAATATGACAATGCCGCGCAGAAAGTGTTTAACGCGCAGTAGCGGGTTCATAGCAGCCACACCAGCAGCAGCCCGGCGCCGATCGCCACGATAAACCCGCCGACGAGTATCAGCGCCGTCTGGCGGTTGTCCGCAAGCCGTTGCAGAAGCCGGTCGACCATGCCTTCCTTGCGCTGGATCGTCCTTCTCAGCTTCGCCATGTCGCGCTCCTTGAAAATATTGCGTTGGCCCAGGGTCATGACAAGAATAGCTCCCGCTCGGCCGCGCGCCTTCTGGTGAGCCCGGCCATGACCTTTCCGCCACTGCGATTCCACAACATGAATTGCTCCGCCGCCTCGTCGAACATTTCACTGTTGATCCGCTTGACCAGCGTTGACCGCTGGAACGCAGCACAGCCGACGTTATAGGCGAGGCTCACGCAGGCCGCGAATTGGTTGTCCGTTACCGGAACGATGATTGCCTTTCCGACGCAGATCTCAAATCTAGAGACATCCTCAGCGAGCCACAAGTCAGCCTGCTCCTGACTGATCTGTAATCCTGCGTACACGTTAGGCCCGGTCGTGCCCCATCCGATGGTCCACGGATCACCGCCAGTCCCAGGATCGGGATAGGCGATCAGCCGGCAGCTTTCGAACTGCTTGATAAGGTCGAGACCTGCTTGGTTGGTCTTCATGTTGGCTCGTCTACTTTGATCCTAGGTTGCGGTGCTGCTTCAGTAGTTTCCGTAGATTTTGTTCTTACTACTGTTTCGGTCTTGACGACAGTCCCCGGAATATCTATCGGCTCGCCCTTGCTGCGGAGGTATGCACCGTAAGCGCCGCGCAGCACGAAAACGCCGACGTAAAATTGCATGTACCACTCGGCCAACTTCCCGGCGGTGATCTGCGCGATGAATCCCCATGACAAGAGAATGAATGCGCCCATTTCTATGCACTTCGCTCCGTCCGGGAATCCCTCCTTGTTGATGATGAGATGAACAAGGTTGAAGTTCTTGTAGACTCCATTCCTCCGGTGCAGCCTCCATAAGCTTCGAATTAAAATTATTCCCATTATGAAAAGCACGATGTTCAGAATCACCTCTGCTGCCGTGATGTTTCCGGCAATCATCCAGTCCAGAAGCCGGTTGAGGAAATCGCTCATGGCCTGATGTTTGGATAGAACAGATTTAGAAGCACCACGCCTAGCATGATTGCGGCGACGATCCAGCCCCACAGATCCCGCATACCCCTGCCGCTGCCCTCGCTGCGATCGATACGTTCCTTAAGCAATCCGAATTCGGTCGTCGTTATGAACTTCGCTTCCCGATCCGTCATCGCGCCGCGCCACTCGTTTGCGTTGTCTCTCCATTTCTCGGCATTGGTTTCCGCAACGCTCACGGCTTTCTCCGATGCCGCAAGTGCTGCAGTCACCGCTTTCTCCTGAGCGGCGAGCGCAGCGTTGACGGCCTTCTCACTTGCTGCGAACGCATCGTGTACCGATTTCTCCTGGGCTGCGAAACGATCCTCATAGCGCCGATCATTCGCATCGATCAGCGTGAGAACGTGAGTCCGGACGAGTTCAGCCGTCCAGTGCATGTTCCCGAGGTGAGACGAAGGCTCGGAGCCCCTTTTCATGCTTTGCGTTCTGCCTTGCAGGTGAACGTGGACTTGCGCGGCGTGGTCTGCTTGGCGATCATCACAGCAGCAGCCCGTTCGCAGGCGGCTCTGGTGTCGTAGCCTTCAATGCGGAACTCCGCCATGCCGTCGCCAATTGCCATTAGAAAAATTAGAGTCCAGGTGCTCATTGTCACCTCCTCATTCGCCTCTCACCACAAAAACCCCGTGAAGATGTAGGGAAGGAACAGCAGTCCGAATAACAATCCGGCGACCACTACCCCCGCGAGTATGGGCAGCCAGTATTTCATCGCAACGAAATGACCGGCCCGCCGCTGACGAAACTAAGCAGCATCACGATCAGGATCAGCGCCGCCACGACGTAGATGATCGTGGTGATGATCTTGGCGAACGGCTCGGGCGGGCTTACCTTACCGACGATGAAGAGCAGCAACCACACCACACCGGCCAGGATCAGCAGGTAGATTACGACGTTGACGAGGCCCTCAAGCGACACGCTGAGAGCCGCAAACGCCATCGGTGAAGCGAGCGCGAGAATGAGTGCTAATGCATATTTCATTATCAATCTCCTTTCAGTTGAGTAGGAACCTCGACCCGAACGATTGCAGCGTCAGGGTAAAACTCCTTTTGCTTCGCGAGCGCGTTGTTGCACCAGATCGCCTTCTTGTAGCTGTTCTGCGGAGTGGCGACCTTCCCGTCATCGTCCACGCGCTGCCAGTGGAACAGGCCGTCTGCTGTTGTCCAGACCTCGAATTTCATAGTGGCACGTTTTCTCTCGCAAGATAGTGCGCTAGCGAACAAAGGATTCCGATGGATGGGCGTAGAGTGATCCAAGAACCAGGAGATTCACTATGGCCACCAAAAGTAACGTCGATGTCAACCTGTTCGACATCAACATTTTCGTTCGCTCCGTCGGCGCAGGCGAACACAATGGCATTAAATTCGCGCTGGCTTATCTCATCCACCAAGGAGCACACATCATGTCCGCAATCAGTGACTTTGCTGCAGCACAATCCGCCTTCAATGTTCGTATGAGCACCGCCGTTGACGGGATCGTTTCCGATATCGCCGGCCTGAATGAGTTGATCCAGAAGCTGCAGAACACCCCAGGCCCGATCTCGGCCGAGTACCAAGCGACGCTGGATCAGTTGGTCGCGGCTGGCGAAGCGGCGACGGCGAAAGCCGAAGCTGCGGACGCACTGACGCCTCCGGTCGTTCCTTCTGTCCCTGCGTAAATACTGCGCAGTCCCAGCTGGACTAGGCCCGGCCCCAAAAGGGTCGGGCTTTTTCATCGCCTCCCCCCGTTGTTGCGAAACATCATCATTGCCTGCTGATGCTGCTGAATAAGGTTTCGAAGTTCTTTCTCCAATTCGCTAATGCGCCGATCCTGCTCGATATTTCTCATCTGGTTAATTTCCGTAGCTCCACGAGCCTCCGCAGCCGTTACCGTCGATTGCGTAAGCCCAACGACCTTCGCGTCAATGTTGTCCACCTTGGCCGAGAGATTTGCGAACCACCACACAGCGCCGAACGTCTGAAGTCCTATCGCGAGAATGATCGCCAATGGTATCTCCTTGCCGATATGCCATAGTCTTCTGTCCACGTCGTGATACTCCTCTCCCATAGCATTCCTCCCTTGTCGCGTTGGTCATCGCATACCCCTAAATTGGAAGGTCTCTCGTCACCCGAACATCGATCCCGATATCCCCGACTGTACGAGCGTCGGCGAGCCCTGATCGCCGCCCCAGGTGCAAGTGCCAGTAGCCGTCGAGTATTCCAGCCAGGCAAGGAAGTGCCGGCCGATCCCCGGATAACCAGTCCACTCCGCAATATGCGGATGCACCACGTTTGCGGCTGGCTGTCCGTTGTTGTGAAGCAGGTCGCTCACTGCCGTCGTTGTGGAGTCGAGCCCAATCGCCGCCAAGCGATCAATGGTCGTCGTGCTGTTTCTCGCCATTGCGAGAAGCCGGGCGTGCACGGCATCCTCCGAGACTCCGATAATGAAATCGAGCTGGTTCGCAGCGTTCGCGTTCGCCTGGCGGTAGGTGGCGGTCGTGTACGTCCATGTGTCGGCTGTCTCGAGCGCGGCCTGCATCTTCCGCGCGACCCGGTTGTAGTAGTTCCACAGGAACCGCTTGGCTCTTGAATCCTCGGTCTGGCCGCTCACGCCGGTCGTTCTGAACGAACCGACATATCGTTTCGTCAGCGTTCCGGTCTTCACATAGATGCCGTCCTGCACGGCCAGCGCAGTCGCGCGGTTCGTGTCATCCGTCCATGCGACCGCTTCAAGCGTCAGCCCGGCGCTGTCGTACACGAATAAGTCGTACATCTGGCTCGTCGTCGCCGGCACCGCGATCGATATTTCAGACGACAAGTTATGCGTCACCCAGCTCGATCCGTTGTAGAGCCGGATCCGATTGCCCTTGTACGGCGTGAGATAAACGGTCGTTTTCCCGGTCTGATCTGACGTGCTTACCGGGACACCTGTTTCCAGCGTCAGCCTCGCCTCGAATGTCATTTCATCGCCCTCTTCTTCCTCGAAACTCATGAGAAACGTGATCTCTCGCGCCGTGCCCTCCAGGTCATCATCGTTTATCGGCTTGATGATGAACGTGACCGGCAAGTTCATGTCGGAGTCGTCGATCTGGCGCTGCGCGAAGGTGTACTCGACCTGATAGCCATCGCTCGAAAGCGCGAAGTCCTGGAACGTGTGGTGCAGGGTTCCGCCGACATAGACTTCGACGATGTAGTCACCCTCCGGAGATCCGCTGTAGTCGCCGGCGTCCTGGTGCACGATCTCATCCGCATCGGTCTGCAGGACGCGATGCCGATGGGACCAAGTGAGGATCGCGTCCTCTTCGATTAGCTCCAATGGGCAGGCGATGCCATTCACCAGCACATTCCCAGGCGGGTATGGTCGCGCGGCGCGCGAGGCGAGCGTGATCTCCAACTGATCGGCGGCGGCGATCGCGAGCGTCCCGGTCCCGTTGAACGGAAGCAGCTTCGCCAGTATCAGCCGGTCATCCGGATAGTCATCCTCGTCGAGAACACCGTGGCCGTTCGTGTAGAACCACACTCGCGAGCCGGCCGGGTGCGTGAGCGGCACGGTGTCGAGCACTCCGCGTACGATGTTGGTGAAGTCCCCGGACGTGCCGCCGCTATTGTTCGCGACCGTCTGCCAGGCGATGAACTCGTTGCCGTTGATGCTTGAGATCATGGCGAGATTGACGCCAGCGTCCCTCTGCGTGGTAGTCACGCTTTCGAGCACGCTCAAATCGGTGCCGTCCTCGATCTGGAACCCGGTCGCGTCCAGCGCGTCCGTGCAATGGTCGTATTCGGCGACGAGCAGGCCGCTCGGGGTGAATGCCTGGGAGCTCGCCGTCAACAGGAACTCGGGGTCGGTGTCGCCGGCGCGGTCGCTCCAAATGTTGTATCCCGTATCGAGCAGGCTGTCGCGCACGGCAAGCGATACGACGTACCGGTCATTGGCCGAGATGAAGTGATAGGGCATCTCGATCAGCAGCTCCGCGAAGGCAGGCTCGGGCGCCGCGATCTCGTCTACCCATTCGGTTGACGACGGTGGCGTGAAGGCGGTCGCCGCCATTCCGAATACATCCTCGGCGGCGTCGATCTCGATGCGGCCATCCGTGAGATCGCCATACCCGATCCGCATGACCCGCACCGCCATGTCAGAGATGCCAAGCGGTTCCCAATTCAGCGTGAACACGCTCCCAGGTCGCAGTTGCCAGGCATCACGGTTCGCCACCATCTTGAAGGTCGCGAGCGGATACGAAAGAGTTTTCAGAACACGCGCCGCGACCTTGTTCGCGTTGACTGCGTTCGAGAGTCCCAGGAACGGAATGCGCTCTTGCGCCAGCACTCCGCCTCTGGATTGAATGTTCGCAAGATTCTGCTGCTGGACCGGTTTCTCACGAAACGCACCGCGACCGATCAGATTGACCTCGGGATAGTTGAACTGCGATACCGGAAGCTCGTAGTTGGAATCCCGCGCGCGCGGGGCGGTGATGCGGACCTCTTTTATCCATCCTTTGAAAAATCCGTTGTTCTGTATCGTGATCGGATTTTTGCCAATGATGATTGACGTGACGAATGAATTCGACAACGGCTGAACGGATGAGCCTTCTTCGACTCCATCGAATGAGAGCCGCGCAGTTGTGCCGTCGTGCGAGAACCTCATCCAGTGCTCGCCGCCGTCGACGATGTGGGGGACGCTTAACGACGTTCCGACGCCGGGCGACGTTTTCCATTCCATGATTAAACGATTCGCGGCCGTCGGATGATCGGTGCGAGTCAGATAGCACACGAGCCCGATCTGATCCGTGTTGGTGACGAACCCGATAATATCGCTGACCAATTCCGGCATCGGCCCATCGTTCTCGAACAGGATGTCGAGAGTGAAAAGGTCGCCCGGCCCCCAAAACGTCTGCACCGGCTCATGCGTGGAAATCAGAACAGAATCGCTGCTGCCATCTAAATAGAGCGTCTGCCCTCCAAGCAGCGTGTGGTCCGCATCGATGTGCGCGTTGCCATTGAAGTCGATATCGCCGCTCGGGATGTTCCCTGTTTCATCCGTCGCCGTTGTCTGCCCTTCCGATCCGTTGAAATGCACCAGCAGGATCGTGTCGTCCAACTGCTCGAATATCGAGCCGTCGATGTAGATCACCTTTATCGAGTTCTTGGTTTCGGACAGCGACCCGCGCGTCATGTCGCAGGACTTGAGATTCGACTTGTCGAATACCGGGATCGCCTCGATGTCGTAGTCCTGGCGCGCGAGACTCAACGTGATGAGCCCGGTCGCAGGATCGGTGTACATGACACCGTCGATATGCCGAAGCACGTCCCCGATCACTTCGCTTGCCTGGGCCGGGTTGTCGATCATGTAGGACATGCCGAGGCCTTCACCCGATAGCGTGCCGGCCACCTGGTAGAAGGAATCGACATCGATGAGCGCGCGCGGGATCGCGAGCCCCCACAAGGTGTCGGTCAGAATCTCAAGGATGATGTAAGCCGGGTTCGCGTCCGTGCCGATCACCGCATTGGGATCTGTCGCAGTGTCGCCGTCCAGGAACAGCTTCGGACTCGGGCAGCGCTGCACGATGAAGCTGATCGGCTTGACGTAGGGCGAAGTCCCGACGTATCCACTGATCACGGCATGCGCGACGCCACGATAAGATGGAATGTCGGTGCCGAGATAGGCTTGCAGCAGCGGGCTCGGACCATTCCAGACACCGCCCGCATACAGATGACACCCGACCTGAATGCCGCCCTCCTTGTCAGGGCCGCCGAACAGCATCAGGTCATTGCAGAAAATGTCTTGTCGTTCCGGACGGTCATCCGGTAGCGCAACGGTTTGCCCGAACGCGCGCACGTTCGGGGTCGTGTGCGATCCAGTTTGATCGAAAGTCTGCAACGGCGCGCGCTCGTCGAATCGAACCTCGAACGATGTCGCGTCGACCAATCCTTCGGAGCCGCTCACGCCTAGCGGCCCATGGCACAGCACGCAGTGAATCGTCAGATAGTAGTTGTATCCACGAATCACCGTCTGCTTGCTGAACAGCCCGGTCTTGACGCTCTCCGTGATTGGAATGATCTGCAGATTTCCGTAGGAGACAACGTTCGGCCCCCGTATGTCGCAGGTACCCCATACCACCGGGATCGCGCGCGCCTCGTCAGCAGTGGGGAGCTGGAAATCTCCGATGGACGACGGCTGCGGCGCGTCGATCTTGGGCTTTGGCCTGAGCAGCTCGCTCAGGATCGTGAAGCCGATGAATAGGAGTACGTTCCAGAACATTCAGTATTCGATCGAGCTATTGAATGGGTTTTTTTCCGGGATGCGAGGGAATCCCAAATGCTCGGGCAGCCTGTCGAACTTCACGCGGCAGACTTCTTCGGTGCGCTGGCACCCTGGGAACACTTCGAGCACGTCGTTGACATCGAGCGAAGTGAACGGGTTCATCAACGTGATTCGGTCGCCGACGTGATTGATGATCCATCGCCTGTCGTTCGGGTCCTGGAGCTTTTGCGCCCATCCGTTGTTGAACCATCCGTCCGGATTCTCGGTTGAGATGAAATCGTCCGATGTCACGTCGAATCCATCGACGCCGGTGACCGTCGCGGTGCGCTTGAATGTCTCTTGATTGGCGCCGCACTCCGGGGAGTACAGCGCCTTGTTGCATTGCTTCTGATATAGCGCGAGCGGGATCGTCCTTCGGAAAGCCTCGCTGATCGGTCCGCAGGTCAGGGCCCAGCGTGATTCGCCGCTGAGGTATCGCGCCGAGAGCACCGTTCCGACGAAGGCAATGACGGTCTCGTCGTCGCCATCCAGTCGATGCCGGCGCCGGATCGTGAGCCCGATGGGCACCGTTGGCACGTACGGCACGAACAGGGCCGCGATCGCGTTATCGCGCGGTACGAGTACTTCGATGTTGCCCGCGTGATCCTCTTGCGATTGGTTGATTTCGTTCCGGCTGATGAAGATCGGCTCGTAGATTGACGACCCGGATATTTGCTCGACCGCCGCCGACGTCCACTGCCACAGTGTTGACCCCTGCGAGAATTCGTACAGCTCGACCGGGCTACCCTCGTGCCTGCTGGTTTCGGTTGCGTCGTATGTCATGCCGGAACCTCGCGTGCGATCTCTATCATCGGAATCGCGGCCTCCGCGAACGCTCGCGTCGACCAGGCGAGCTCGATATCGTCGGCATCCAGCCGCGAGAGCTGCAGGAACGAAACCAGCGTCGAGGCAGGTGTCGCCGGCAGCGCGCTCGATACGAAAATAGTCTCAGTGCCGTCGCCGTTGTCAACTGAGTAGGTCACTTCGCGCGCCGTGATGGCGCCCGCCCCTGTTATGAAAGCGATGTGCCTGCGGCTCGGGAAGGGCAGATGGAACTCCGTGAACCCGATGTCCTCGATGTCGAAGGTCACCGCGGCGCCCGGTATGTCCTCGACCAGCGGAAGGTCGCGGCGGTAGGTCGGCAGCCAGAACGGCACGGCGCGGCCCTGGCGCCGGTGTATGAAGGCTTTCAGCGCCGCAGCTGACGTGCGTCCCTTGGCCCACCATTGAAATCCGCGCCGCGTGGTCGCGATCTCCGAATGGTCGTCGGCGACCCGGATTCCTGTTCGGTTGTCAAGCAGCACCGCGTCTCGAATGAATTCTGTTTCGAAGTCGGGCGCATTGTTCGGGATCACTTCCAGGAGATCCATGCCCTCGTACTGCGTCGGGGCGGCGCCGGAGTACTCGGGCATCTCGCCCGCCTCCGTGGTGAATGCGAGATCGATCTCGGATACGTCGGTCGTGGGTTGCGACACGCGCTGCTGGTATTCCAGACGGCACGGCTTGAGCGGGATGACGTCGGTGCCAGCCGCGAACCCGGCCTCGAGACCGCTCGTGAGCGTGATGCTGCTCGACGTCATCGATAGGATCACGGCGGTCTCGTAGGTA